TAACTAGCTTTATCGGTACTGATACTATCCCAGCTATTAATTATTTGAAAGGTTGGTATGGTAGCAATAGTTTAATCGGAACAAGCATACCTGCCACGGAACACAGTGTAATGAGTTCACATGGTTTGAATGAATTAGAAACATTTAGATACCTAATTGAAGATGTTTATCCTACAGGTTTTGTATCAATTGTATCTGATACTTATGATTTTTGGAAGAACGTTACAGAAACTTTACCTGAATTAAGATCTAAAATTATGGCTAGAGATGGTAAAGTTGTAATTAGACCAGATAGTGGTGATCCTGTTAAAATTATTTGTGGCGATCCTGATGCTGAACCTGATACTTGTGAATCAGTAGGTTTAATCGAAAGTTTATGGGTAATTTTTGGTGGTAAAGTCAATTCAAAAGGATATAAAGTATTAGATCCTCATATTGGTGCTATTTATGGTGATTCAATTACCTTAGATCGATTTGAAGAAATTTTGAAACAATTGAAAGAAAAAGGTTTTGCAAGCTCTAATATCGTAGTTGGTGTAGGAAGTTACACATACCAATATAATACAAGAGATACGTTCGGGTTTGCTGTTAAATCAACTTATTCAGTTGTAAATGAAAAGGAAAGATTTTTATTCAAAGATCCTAAAACAGATGACGGTACTAAACGTTCCCAACGTGGCATGGTTGCTGTTTTAGAAAACGGTACTAGATTTGTAGATGAGTTAAAATTCTTTGATTATCAAGAATTAGCACATAAAGATGAATTAAAAGAAGTATTCAGAAATGGTGAATTGGAAAAACATTTTACCTTAGATAAAATTCGTGCAAATATTGATAAAGAACTTGAATCACAATAAAATTTAAAGTAAAATAAAAGGCTAGGTTAGATTATCTAGCCTTTTATTATATATGGAGAATAGTTATGTTAGAATTAGATACAACAGGGAAATTTACAAGATCAGAGTATATCAAGGTTGAAGAATTAGATAAAGGGTTTCTAGTAACTGTGTATGTAGATGAGCGTGAAAAACATGGATATTATGATCCTGACTTAGTTAATTTTGCAACTACAACCATTGACAGAGAACAAGCTAAAGAGTTGTTTGAATATTTAAAGGTAAAATTAAATGTCTGAAAATATTTATTTAGAGCAATATAGTACAGGTATTAGTGATAATAGGTTGAAAGTTTGTATTTCAAATAAACAAGGGAATATACCTAGGGTTAGAGTATTTATGAAAAATAACATTAGTCAAAAGTCTAAATGCTTAAAACTAACTATAGAAAAAGACTCTATTATTTACTATAATACTTTAAATTTATCTATTGAAACATTAAAAGAAATTAAGTTGTGGGTATATTTAAATTATCCAGTTCTGTTAGAGTTATGGAATGAAGATACAGACTATTTTAACACTTTACATTATCTTAATATGTTGCGGAGGATAGATGAGTAAAGTTAAAGCACTAAATGAAAGTTTAAGGCTTAGATTTATTGAAATGGCTGTTGCTGATAGTAAAGTAACAGGTATTCCTGGTTACTCTGTTTACATTTCAGTAAAGCAAGGATCACATGGATCTAGGGTAAAAATTTATAAAGACGGACAAGTTGGAAGAACTATGCCATGTATTTCTATGTCAATTGAACAAGAACCTGAAGTCAAAAAGAATCATGGTTTAAAAATAAAGCCAAAAGAACTAGCTAATTTTAAATTATGGGTATCATTAAATAGGGTTGATTTGGATCGATTGTGGAAATACGGTGGGGATTATAAACAAATTTTAAAAGAATTAGTGAGCATAAAAGATTATGAAAAAGAAAATTGATCAATTTACAAAAAATTATGTAGAATGGGCTGTTAAACGTAATATTACAAGTGGGTTATCTATGCACTCTCAATTTGTGAAATTGACTGAAGAGGCAAAAGAGATTGCTGAAGGTGCAAAAGAATTATATACAGCTTTAAAAGATAACGATAAAGAAAAGCTTAAAAAGGCTTGTAATATGGTTAAAGATGGCATTGGGGATACTATTGTAGTGGCAAGTATTTTAGCTAAACAATACCAATTGAAAGATGCTATTGGTGGCGAATTAGTAAGTAGTAAATTCTTTGCTTTGGCAAACGTAGAAAAAGATCCTATTGTAACAAGTATGTTAAGTGGTCAAATTGATACAGATGCTAACCACGCTTATTTTATTGCCACTCCGATGAATATGCTAACTTCAAACCTACTTATCAATTTAGGTGCTGTGGCAAGTGATGTTGCACGTGGTCGTAATCCTGTAGGATCATTAAAATTACTTTGTGCTAATATTGAAGTGATTGCCTCATTCTTACAATTTGATTTACTGGAATGTTTGGAAATGGCTTGGAACGAAATTAAAGATAGAAAAGGGCTGGTAGTAGATGGAGTGTTCATCAAGTTTGATGACCTTACAGAAGAACAGAAAGCATTATTCAATAATCAAAAATAAAGCCCTAAATCAAGCATACAAGCAATTTTATAGTTAGCTTGATAAATTATATAGCTAAAATATACAATGCAATAGAAAGCGATTTACGAACGATTTAGGCTATATTCTTTTATTGGGGCTTAATGTGAAAAGTAGGTGAAGTATGGCTAAATATAATCGGTTTATTAAATGCAAAAACCTTAACCCAGCTACAAGTGATTTGCAGGATATAATTATCAATATAGATAGTATTGAATTAATTTATCCAGCAAATATAGTTGGAGCTCAATATGAAGAATACGATGCGGTATTCTTAAAAAATCGACCTGTACCTTTTTATATTTTAAGTGATTCAGGTTTATTTGAAGTATTAAAACGTTTAGGAGATCAAATCCATGAAATTTAAAGAACTAGAAGAAGACGAAGAAATTGGTTATTCTGATGATGTTTATTATGACCTTTTTGATGGAGGATATTTAAGTCCTCATCGGTTTTTAGATAATCAAGAAGATATTGAAAAGGTTGAGAATGCTATAAGTATTATTAGACAGTACTTAGATGGCATGGTTGATAATGGCTTAATCGAGTTAGGTTAATTCATAGGTTAGTGGGTAGGTTTGTTTTATTTCACTCCTACCTTTTATTTGGCTTTTATTATAAGGTAAAAAGAAAATGAAAGAAGTACAAGGTTTAAGTTCAGTACAAGTTGAACATAATCTAGCACAATATGGTAACAATAAGCTTACTGTAAAAGAATCAGCTACATTCTTAGAAATGTTTGTTGAATCTTTTAAAGATAAGTGGATCTTAATTTTACTTGGTGCATTAGGTATTGAAATGTTGTTCAATACAATTAAAACACTATATCCTCAAATTGGTGAAAGTGAGTGGTTAAATAGCTTTAGTATTGCTATCGCTATTTTATTAAGTACAGGATTCGCAACAATCTCTAGTTATAGTGCTGAAAAGAAATTTAATGCACTGAAAGACCAATCAAGCAAAATTCCTTACAAAGTTTATCGGAATGGTAAATTAGTTGAGGTTATGGTTGATGATATTACTTTTTATGATTTAATTTTAGTACAAACAGGTGATAAAATCCCTGTAGATGGTATTTTAATTGATGGTCATTTAAAAGTTGATCAAGCTAGTTTAAATGGCGAATCAGAAGAGGCTAAGAAAGTAGTAGGATCAACGGATAAATTTAAACCAGATGATTTGTTTAGTGAATATAGCGTATTTAGGGGAACAGTTGTTACAGAAGGTGAGGCTATTATTCAAGCTTTAATTTTAGGTGATGGAACTATTTTAGGTAATATCAATAGCTCATTACAAGAAGATAAAAAACAATCTCCAAGTAAACACAAACTTGAAAAATTAGCTGACGGTATTGGTGTAATGGGTTATAGTGCTGGTGGATTATACTTTGTAATCAATATTGTATTAGGTTATATGGCTTTACAATCACAAGGCTTAACTCAAGATTATATGGCTATTGCATTGTTAGTAATGAAAACCTTAATGTTTGCTGTTACAATCGTTATCATGGCTGTTCCTGAAGGTTTACCTATGATGTTAGCTATGGTTGCTAGTATGAATAGTGGTCGATTGTTGAAAGAAAATATTTTAGTGCGTAATCCTGATTCAATCGAGACAGCAGGTTATACTAATATTTTATTCAGTGATAAAACAGGTACATTAACAAATGGCGTATTATCTGTAGTTGATTTTATTGATGGCGAAGGTGGTATTTATCAATCCTTAAATACAATCAATCCTAAATTAAAAGAAGGATTTGTTTTAGCCATGGGATTGAATAATGATGCTCAAGTGATTGACGGTAAGGCACTAGGATCGAATGGTACTGATAGAGCATTATTACAATATCTAATTGACAATGATTTATTAAGTGGCGTAGATAAAAGTAGGATTGTAGATAAAGAACAATTTACTAGCACTAATAAATATGCAAGCGTTACAACTGATACAGGTATTAAATATTTGAAAGGTGCTGCTGAGGTATTGTTAGCTAATTCAACCCATTATATCAAAGATGGTAAAGTAACAAAATTAACTCAAAAACACATTGATAAGTTAAATGAAATCAGTATTGAACAAGCTAATCGATCAATGCGTTTATTAGCATTACAATATCAAACAGATGAACAAAAAGTACTGATTGGTATAGTTTGTATTCGTGATAATATGCGTGATGGAATGGCTGATACAATTAAAGAATTAAATCAAGCTGGTGTTCAAGTTGTCATGGTTACAGGGGATAGAAAAGAAACCGCTATTGCTATCGCTAAAGAATGTGGCATTATTCAATCAGAAGATGATGTAGCTTTAACTCATGATGAATTAGCTCAATTATCTGATCAAGAAGTGAAAAACTTAATGCACCGATTAAAAGTTGTAAGTCGTGCTTTACCTATGGATAAAAAGCGTTTAGTTGATTTAGCTCATGATTTAGGTATGGTAGGTAGCATGACAGGGGATGGCAGTAATGATGCTAGTGCGTTGAAATCAAGTGATGTTGGTTTTAGTATGGGTGATGGTACTCAAGTAGCTCAAGAAGCAAGTGATGTTGTTATTGTGAATAATAGTTTAAGTAGTATTGAAAAAGCTATCTTAAATGGTCGTACAATGACAAAATCAGTACAGAAATTCATCATCTTCCAATTGACTGTAAACGTGGCAACAATTCTAACTTCAATTATTGCTCCGTTAGTTGGATTCCACGAACCATTTACTATCGTTCAAGTATTGTGGATCAACTTAATTATGGATACGTTAGCAGCATTGGCATTTGGTGGTGAACCAACTGATAAAGCTTATTTACAAGAAAAACCAATTGCAAGAAATGAAAGCTTAGTTACAGGCTATATGAAATCAAATATTGCTGTAAGTGCATTATTTATTGCTTTAGGTGTGTTAGGTATTTGGTTAAATGTCTTTGGTTTGCATGATTTAATTAGTGACCAATCTGAGCCTGTAGTCAGAACGTTTATCTTTACTTTCTTTATTTACGCTGTTATTTTCAATGGCTTTAATACTAGAAATAAAGGATTTAATGTACTGAAAAATATTACCAAAAACCCTAAATTCTTAGTAGTAATGGTAGGTATTGGTATTGCACAATCATTAATTATTCAATATGGTGGTGCTATTTTCTCAACTGTACAAATGAATTTACATGACTTCTTGTTAGCATTAGGTTTAGCATTCCTAATCGTTCCAATTGATATGATTAGAAAAGTGTTTGTTAAGTAGTAAATTAAGCTAGGTAGAAATACCTAGCTTTTTTTGCATTTAGGTATTGACAAAAGAAATATTTTGTCTTTATAATTGCAACTGTTAAATTGTTACAAAGGAGTTTCTTATGTATCAACATAAAAGAGGGAAAATTAAAGAATCAGCAATTAAAGCGTTAGTTACTGATCCTTTATTTACAAGTAAGATTGAAAAGCCAAAGAAAGGAAAAGGATCTTATTCTAGAAAGAATAATAAAAAATCAGAAGGGTGGGAGGTTTGATGGAAAATTTACTTAAAGCTATTAAGCTATTAAAAACTAGCTATTCAATTGAAAAAGAATATACAAGTGGTGGTTGTTGGAATTTTGTTGAGGCGTTAAGATTACTACACAACCACAAAGATGGGTTAGTAGTTTATGACCAAGTTGAAGGTCACGCTTATTATACTTATGATTGGGTAAGTTTTTATGATATTAATGGCGAACATAAATTTGATAAAGATAAATCAAGTAAGTTTATGTATGGTGAAGATTTAGCCTTTATTAAACCTGAACAATGGTGTTCAAGTATTAAAAATAAGGGTAATTGGGAAATCTGCATAACAGACAATACAGGGATTATTACAAACTTAATTAGTTTTGATACTTATGAATCAATGAAATTCTTTTTGGAAAAAATTGATCAAAAAGTATTTGACAAGTACACTGTAACCCTATATGATCAAAGTCGAGATAAATTAGTAGTTTGCCTTGACAATACTAGTTGGCGTAAACTATAATTTAAGTAGTACACAAGAAATTGTGTAAAATGTTAGTATAGCAATAGCTATTTAATTTAAGAAAATCAAAGGAAAACAAAATGAAGAAAACTTTATTAGCAACTTTTATTATTGCAATGGCTTCTACAGCTTATGCAACAACTACAGGTAAAACACTACCTACTGAACCATTTGTAGTAGATGGTTATACACCTGATACACGTTCATCTGAAGCTAAGGAAACTTATGCTAACCGAGTTACTAAATCAGATGTTGAAGGTAATAATCATTCTGTTATGGGTCAAGATAATACCGTTCTTGCAGAACACGGTAGCTCAAGTAACTTTGGTAACCAAAACGTAATTGGTGCAAATGCTAAAGATGGTAATATCTTTGGTGATGGTTCAAGTATCACTGGTTTACAAGCTCAAGCTTATGGTGACAACAACCACTTAAAAGGTGAACAAAACTCTGCCTTTGGTATGAACAACGTTGTAACTGGTGACCATACCCATGCTATTGGTGGTGGTAATAACATTACTGGAGATCAATCATTAGCTACAGGTCATTATAATTTAATTACAGGTGCTAATGCTGTAGCTATTGGTTACGATAATAAAGCACTTAAAGATGATACAACTGTAGTTGGTTCTGGTGCAAAAGCTGATGGGTTAAATGCTGGTGCGTTTGGTTCTAAAGCAACAGCAACAGGTGAGAGTGCATTGGCATTAGGTACAGGTGCTAATGCTACCGCTGATTCAACAGTAGCAATTGGTAATGATTCAAATGCAACAGGTAAAAGTTCTGTAGCGGTAGGGGAATCTACCAATGCAACAGGCGTATTCAGTACAGCACTTGGTGATAGTGCTACAGCAACAGGAAATCGTACTGTAGCAATTTCTGTAGATTCTGTAGCTAAAGGGGATGAATCAATTGCTATTGGTGCAGCTAGTAAAACAGATGAAGGTGTTCGTACAATTGCAATTGGTGCTGCAACAGAAGCACAAGGTGAATCAGCTACAGTAGTAGGTGGTCATTCAACAGGTAAAATTCGTTCTACTGTAATAGGTGCTGAAGCTAATGCTGAAGTTCGTAGTTTTGCTGGTGCATATCAAGCTAACGCAACAGGTCAATCTAGTGTTGCTTTAGGTGATAATGCTAATGCTACACATGATAATTCAGTAGCTTTAGGATCACAATCAGTATCTAAAATTGAAAAACAAGTTACTACAGCAACAGTAGGTACAAATACATATAATGGTTTTGCTGGTACTAACCCAATTGCAACAGTATCGGTAGGTGCTGAGGGTAAAGAACGACAAATTGTAAACGTAGGTGCAGGTGAAATCAGTGCAACTTCAACAGATGCGATAAATGGTTCTC